TTTACCGGAGATGTTGTGCCGGGTCTCTTCGGGGTCTAGTTCCCGCCTCGGCTTGTGGGTATTCGTTTTTCAAAGAGCTTGCCGGAGGCCTTCATCGCCTCGGCAAGTCCTTCTTATTGCCTTTGGGGGAAATGTGTCAAGCAGAAATTTTCTTCGGAAGGAAATTATTTTTTGCGAGGTTTCCCAGATATTTATTTTTCAGGGGGACAAATTCTTTTTTTTTTTGTCACGACCAGCCTTGCCGCGAGGTCTGTCTGGCCTCCGCGGCCTTCCCGCTTCAGAAGCTGCTCCAAACCCCCTTTGATATAAGTCACTTATAGCCGCCAAGAACAAAGTCTTTGACGGCAGCTATGCACTCCTGTATTTCCCCTAGGGTAACACAATCCGAAGGAGGTTTTCAATGGCGACTTGGAGAAGAGGAGAAAAGGCGGCTTTGGCCCGGGCCGCGGGGGTCAGCCCCGGGCAAATCACATACTACCTGCAGCGCAAGAAGCGGGCGAGCGCCGAGACGGCCATCAAGCTCGGACTGGCGTGCAAGAAGATGTGTCTGCCCATCAAGCGGGAAGACTGGGTTTTCACCCGCGAGACCGAGAACCCGTATTTCGAAGGCAAGCCCCTGACCGGCGCTTGACGTTCTTAAAAAGAAAGGTATACCGGAGAAACCATGAGACCGAGAAAAGAAACAAACATCCGGATCTGCGGGCACTGCGGACGGCCACTCGAAAGGAAATACCGGCCGAGCGGCAGACTTGAGTCCATTGAAGACTTCGAGAAGCGCAAATACTGCGACCGGGTGTGCATGGCGTTTGGAATGTCCAAACAGAAGTGAGGTAAGTATGTGCAAAATAAGGCATACGACGTTTGCAGCCGCTGCCCGTTACGCAACCAGTAGAAAAGCGAGGTAGTTGTGGGAAATATCAGAAATTATGGAATGAGAACGGACATCAACTGCTCATTCTGTTCATGCCAAGCAACCGGTTTTTGGTCGAAGGGCGACATAGAAATATTCCTTTGCTCGAATTGCGCTAAGGAGATCCTGCCAGCTCTTTATGCGGATACGATTTACCGGGAATCCGCGCACATGCTTCAAGCTGCGAACAAAGCCGTCGCCGATTTTCTCTCGGTGTTCTGGCGTGCGCTGTTCCTGAATACAAACAAGTCCTTCCGGGAAAGATGCTTACGTCAGGTGTACCATGACCCAAATGGGGAATAAAGAAACCCAGGTCTGCACGAACCTGGGTTAGGTGGAGGAGGATGCGGTCTGGAACCAACCGCGGAATACACCTCAACCATATGGGCGTTCTGCCCATATGTCAAGTGGATGATACATGGCACCACAATTTGAAATCTCGGTGTTTGAGTCCGAGTCTCCTCTCGCCAAGGCGTTCTGGCTTGATCAGAGTGGTGAACTGAAGAAAGAGGACGGAGGGCGGCTGACCAAGGGATATGTCGCCCGGAGATCCTTCTCCTACATGTCCGAATTTGCGGATTTCCTCCTAACCCTGAACGGGACCCATGCACTGGCTTATGGTGTTTCAGAGCACCAGGAAGCGCGGGTCCTCTCCAAGAAGTCCCAGGACTCCGAGAAGGGCGGCGACCGTCCCATCATCACGCGCACCCGTGAGAATTTCTCCTGGCCAAGGGGTGAGGGGATATTCCTGATTGACTACGACCCACCCAAAGACGGGCCCGGACTGCGCCGAGAAGAGGTCTACCAGGCCATCATAGACGCCTGCCCCGGTCTCGAGGACGCGCCGACCATTCTGTGGCATAGTGCCTCCTCGTTTCTCTACAACGGCGACAAGCAGCTCAAGGGTGAAGGCGGCTACAGGATCTACATCCGCGTGAAGGACGCCTCGGACATCCCACGGGCGGGTAAGGTGCTCTTCAAACGCCTGTGGCTCTCGGGGCACGGCTACATACGAATCACCAAAAATGGTGGCTTGGTCGAACGAGCCCCTGTCGATGCAGCAGTGTGGCAACCAGAGCGTCTAGACTTCGCAGGCGGGGCGAACTGCACGCCGCCCATCGTCCAGAGAAGACCCGCGCCTGTTGTCCTGAATGATGACTTCGACTCCGAGGCCGTGGACACCAGAGTGGCCGTGCCAGATCTGACCGAAGAAGAGGAAGCTGAGTACAACGGTCTGGTCCAGGCGGCCAAGGGGCGGAAAAAGCCCCAAGCCAAAGAGATCAGAAAGAAGTGGCTGGAGAATTATCTGGCGCACCTTTCGGAAGAAAAGCGCGAAGAGATCCAGACGGCCCTCGACACCCATGTTCTTCTACCGGACTTCCCGCTGATCCTATCCGAAGACGACTCGGTCGTGACCGTGCGCGAGGTCCTGGCGAACAAGGAAAAATACCACAAAGTGTTCGTGCGCCATCCACTCGAACCCGACCACCAGAAAACCAACCTGAAAGTGGCACAGATCAACACGGACGGCGAGCCAAATGTCTTCACGTTCGCCCGTGGGAATCAGGTCTTCCATCTTCGTGCGATGACGCCGGAAGAGGTCTTCGCGGGCATAGACCCCCCGGCCGAGACCATGGAGTACCCGGAGCCTGAAGGCTTCACCATCGACGTGGACTGGCTCTGCGACATCGACATCACCACGACGCCACCCCGCGAATGGATTCTGGGCAACCGATACCTGCGCGGCTACCCGACCCTGACGGTCGCCCCGGGCGGCGGCTCCAAGTCCACCCTGGTCATGACCGAGATGCTGGCCCTGGCGCATGGCGTGGAGCTCACAGGCGAGAAGCTCTACACCACGGGGAAGGTCTGGGTCATCAACTCGGAAGATCCCAAGGACGAGGTCCACAGGCGCCTCTGGGCCATCTGCAACTTCTTCGGCCTGCCCACGAAGCACCCCAACGTAGCCGTCTCGGGCTCCGAGTGGAAATTCTGCCTGGCCCAGGAGACCAAGGAAGGTAGGGTCCGCATCAACTATGACCACGTCGACCCGATCAAGAAGTTCATCATCGCCCACGGCATCCTAATATGGTCCCTGGACCCACTCATCCGCACCCACAAGGTCAGCGAGAACGACAACGTCGGCATCGATGCCCTGGCCCGGGTCATCGCCGAGATGTGCCGGGACACGAACAGCGCCTGCAGCGCTGTCCACCACACCAGGAAGGGTAACGACATAGCCGGGAACATGGACTCGGTGCGCGGTGCGTCCGCCCTGGTCTCCGCGGCCCGTATTGCAGACACCCTGACCGTCATGTCCGAGAAGGAAGCCAAGAAGCTGGGCCTGGATGACCGCAAGCGGAAATTTTATGTCCGCCTGGATGGCGCCAAGTCGAACCTGCGCCCCCCGGCGGAAGACACCAAGTGGTTCGAGCGCATCGACGTGAAGCTGCCCAACACGGACAGCATCGGCGTGCTCAAGCCCCATGAGTTCGATTATGTCGAAGAGAGCCCGATGGACCCGCTGCATAGAGCCATCATCACCAATCTGGCCGTCGAGATCCCCGCCGGGGAAAGGTGGACCATCAACAAGGCTGCGCAGCTCCTCTTCGACAAGTACGGGTGCGAACTGAAGACCGAAAAAGGCAAGACGCCCTCGGTCAGGACGCTCGCAAATCACATCATGCGGATTTACCAGGAGTGCCCCCAGATCGTCGGGCGGTCGGAAATCAGATACGTCAGGGTCAAAGGAGCGGGAAAAAATGGCGAGCACTTTCTGTCCTCGCAGTGGGTCGCAGATGACCACCTGTAGGGTAGGTCGCAGAGGTCGCAATGACCTGTCTGCGACTTTGCGACCCCTTGGTGCGCCTAGCTTTCCGGGTTTTCATGGGGAGGGTCGCAGAGGTCGCAGCGGACTTCGTTGCGACGAAGGCTGGGAACCCGCGTGGTTCCTAGGGTCGCAAGGTCGCAGAGGTCGCACCCCTAAAGGGGCCTCCGGGTCTTGCGACCCCCTGCCCCAGGGGCGACCGACCTTTGGGCGTCGGAGTCGCCCGAAAGGGCGCGGGCGCGACGAGGGGATGCTTGCGGCGCTGGCAGATGGCGGCAGGAAGGATCGGGGCCATGGCGCTCTTGAGCAGGGCCTTTTATGAATAACAATAAAGCATCTAAAGTTTGTAAGTATATAAAAATACTACGAAACTAAAGAAGAATGGTAGCGGGGGTATGAATAACAATAAAGCATCTAAAGTTTGTAAGTATATAAAAATACTACGCGGACAATCCGCTTTGTCCGCCGCGCCGAAGACCCCGGCGGACAAACGGACAAATCCCTATAGGGTTTGTCCGGTGTCTCGGTCCGCCTGAAATCCTGTTTTATGAAATTGGTGCTTAAAGCATCTAAATATTCTTGGAGGTGAAAATGGCAAAAATCAATTCTCGGCAGAAGGGCAAGCGCGGCGAGCTGCAATTCGTAGACGTGCTACGAAAACATGGAATTGTAGCACGCAGGGGGCAGCAATACGCTGGCACGGCTGATGGCGAGTCCCCGGACGTCATTCACGACCTTCCTGGCATCCATTTCGAGGTCAAGTGGGTCGAGCGGCTGAACATCTGGGACGCCATGGCCCAGGCGCGTCTGGACTGCGGGGGCAAGACGCCCGTCGTGGCCCACAAGCGCAACGGCACGGGCTGGTTGGTCACGATGCCCGTCGAGGACTTCCTGGCAATGCTGGGCAAAGGCAAAATGGACTTTTCGGACCTTTAACCGGATGGAGGACGATATGGACAGCTACGAAATGCTAATCAAGGCAGAGCAGGAGACGGCGCAGACCCTCCGCGACCTGATCGAACTCAAATGCCGCGAGCACTGCGGGATGAAGCGGGCTTGGCCTGACGGCCTGTGCCACGCCACGGCAGAGATGTGCTGTCTGGTGCCCCACAGCCCCATCTGGGCGGGCCGTGAGGTCAAGGCAGCCCCTGTGGTCACTCCTGACTGGGGAGACCTCTAGGATGCTCACCCGCGACCAGCTCGCCGCCCTGCGCATCGGGGGTGAGCGATGACTGCTTACTACAACGAGATTGACCCCTACGCGGCCCAATGGCCGCGATAGCACGCTAACGGGCGGCCCCTTTGAGCTTTTCGTCGGTGGGGGCCGCCTGGTAAGGAAAAAAGAAAAAAAAGCAAAAAAAGCAAAAAAAGATATTGACGGCAGCGCCGATGGTGGTTAAGCAGGAATCAACAAGGGCGAGGGATAGGCCCGAGACCCAAAACCCAAAACAAAAGGAGAGGAAAATGAACGCGATCACCACCACCGCCAACACCGCATGGAAGCGCGCCCTGAAAACCTTGGAGGCCGCTGGTCACCGCCCGGCTCCCGCGACCGAAGAGCTCTTGCGCCGATACCTCGACGACCGAAACAGCTACACAATCGGAACATTCCTGCACCACAGCCTACGCGGTAAGGCGAAGGTTTATGCGCAAAGATACTACCACTGCCTAACGACCCGCCTCACCACCCTGGTGCAGGCTGGGGTGGTCAAGGAGGTGCCCTCGGCGAGGGGGAGCGCAGCCTACGTATACGCTGGATAGATAAGAGACCTCAAGGCCCCGCACGGGGCGGGGCCTTGCACCATAACACAAATCTGCAGAGGGGGTAATCTCAGATGGAAGCAGCCGATACCCTACTAAGGATCAAGGACGTTGCGGCGATGTGTAGTGTGAGCACGCAGACGGTGCGCAGATGGGCCGCTCGCGGCATCCTCCCGCCGCCGGTACGCATCGGAGGCAAAAGCCTGTTCTGGCACAAGGCCGACATCGTGCAGTGGATCCACACAACATTCCAAGGAGGTGCACAATGGACGTCCAATTAACAGTACCCTTGAAGATCAAACAAATTGTGCGGCCTGTGGCCGTGGAGGAACCCGAGGACGATGTTACTGCGGCTGACGACGAGGTGCGCGACCTGTGGCGCCCTGTAGATCAGCCGGATGGAAAGACCAAGACCAAGATCGAGACGCGGCTTCCGAAGTGGGCCGAGAAGAAGAAGGACGATGATGGTTACGACAGCCTGCGGGCCATCTACGCCATGGCCCTGGAGCAGGCCCAGGGAGGCAAGGGCAAGGAGCGCCATGCGAACGGCCTGCCCTTCGACCAGCAGCCCATATGCCAGGGCGGCCGCAGGTTCGGCCCGGGCTGCCTGATCTATCAGGCTTGGAAGAAGGCCCACGAAACCCCTGCCCTGCTCAAGATGGACAATGGCAAAGAGCGTGCGATCCGCGAGCTGCTCGGCGTCATCAACTACGCGGCCGCAGCCGTCATCGTGCTGCAGGAGAGTGGCGATGCAGTGGAATGAGTTTTTCGCATGGCTCATGAAGTGGGAAGGCCGCGTGGTCCACAACGACCCCGACGACCCGGGCGGGCATACGGCCTGGGGGATCTCCAGGGTTCACAACCCTGAGTGGGCCGGCTGGAAGTACGTTGACGCGGGTGTCACGTCTGGGCCGGCCTTCGAGGCCATGGTCAGTGAGTTCTACCGCGAGAAGTACCGACCGATATGGGACACGCTGCCCGAGCGGGTCCGCGAGGCCACGGTGGACGCCGTGGTCAACATGGGCCCAGGCCGCAAGGGTGACGACCTCCTGGGCGGCATCGAGCTGCTGCAGGAGGCCCTGTGCCGTCTGGCCCGGTCGCGCTATGTGGTCGTGGACGGCATCCTGGGCCCGCAGACCCGGGAGGCGGTCAAGCGGGCAGACCCCGGCGCCTTGGCTTTCGCTATTTGCGCCCTGCGGCTGGCCGACTACGGGCTGCGCGGCAAGCAGGGCAAGGCGGCACGCAAGTACCTCGACGGCTGGATCAACCGGGTGCGCAGCTTGATGGAGATTCTGTAACGCCAACTTTTTTGGCCTTGTTTCCAAAGGAGTTACGAGCGTATGCCGCTGATTTGCCAAAAATTCTTGTTGCACTGATCCAATTTCTTGTGCTAATGGCCCACCCAAATGAGTGGGCCTTACTGATTTTGAGCCCCCGGCCCAGGTGACGGAGATGATGTGTGGAGCAAATAACCTTGGCGATTTCATGGTGGCAACTGGCGGGCATGGGAGGAACTCTTGCAACCGGAATAGCATGCGGCGTGTTCGCCCTCATAAGGTGGTCCCTCGTGAGAAACATCCAGGCCCTGGATCGTCGCTTTGACGCACTGGAAGAGCGCATGGACAAGACAGACGAAAGGTTCGACATCCTCTACCAACGCCAGGAAGCCCTTGCCCGCGAGACGACTACCAAGGCCGATTGCACTTCTTGCCGAAGGGACTGTCAGGACCGGGTGGCCCAGAACCAGCGCGAGATGCTCGAATGGATGCGCAGGCAGGACGACAAGCTCGACCGGATCGTGATGATGCTGGCCAACGCGCACAACGGGCTGGGCGGTGTCACGAACGGGCTGCTGAAGAGGGGCTGACATGGACATCACAGGTATTGGATCTCTCGTTTCTCTCGGTACTACGATCATAGACAAGATCTGGCCTGACAAGACCGAGGCCGACAAGGCCAAGCTGCGCCTCTTTGAGCTGCAGCAGGCCGGCGAGTTCAAGGAGATCGAGGCGGCCTTGGAGATGTCCCGGCAGCAGACGGCCGTCAACGTCGCGGAGGCCCAGAGCGGCGACAACTTCCGCGGGGGCTGGCGGCCATTTACGGGATGGGTCTGCGCGTTCGGGCTGGGCTATGCCGCAATTTTTCGCCCGATCATCATAGGGCTTGTTCGCCTTCAGCACCCGGAGTTCGACCTACCCGAAGCAGGTGGTGAGACACTGACCACTATCCTCCTGGGCATGCTTGGCCTGGGCGGGATGAGAACTTTCGAGAAGGTAAGGAAATAATGTCGGCACAGACCAGAGGCCCGCGCAGGCCAGATGAATTTACGCCCATGCAGCAGCTCTTCATCGAGCAGTACATGCTGCATCGGTCTGCACGTCGTGCAGCTGTCGAGGCTGGCTACTCCGACACCGACAACGCGGGCTGGCGGCTCCTCCAGAACCAGAAGATCGTGGACGAGATCAACCGCAGGAAGGAAGCCCAGCGGCGCCGCAATGAGCTGCTCGAGGATGAGGTCCTGCAAGAGCTGGCCAAGATCGCCTTCGTGGATATCACCGACGTGGTGGACTTCAGTGGTTCCCGCCTCAACGTGAAGGACCTCTCCGAGATCCCGGAGCACGTCCGCCCCGCCATCAAGAAAGTTGTCTGCACCCCGAGCCAGCACGGCGACAAGGTCACCATCGAACTGCACGACAAGATCGCCGCCCTGGAGAAGCTGGGCAAATACCTGTCCATGTGGGTGGACAAGATCGAGCAGAAGACCGTCGTGGCCTTCGAGGACCAGCTCAAGGCACTGGCCGAGGGCCCGAAGCAGGAGATGGACTTTGATGACCTCTGATCAGATCCTCATGCGCCTTCGGGACGACTTCCCCTTCTATGCCTCGCGCTGCCTGCGCATCCGCGCCAAGGTGGCCGTCGCGGGCCAGAAGATCATCCCCTTCGTCTTGAATCGTGCGCAGATGTACTTGCACCAGCGGCTCGAAGACCAGAAGCGCAGGACGGGCCGTGTACGGGCACTGATCCTTAAGGGCCGTCAGCAAGGCTGCTCAACCTATATCGGCGGGCGATACTTCCACAAGACCACATTCAATCCAGGCATGAAGACCTTCATCCTAGCCCACCGTGACGACGCGACCGACAACTTGTTCAAGCAGGTCAAACGCTTTTACGAGAACCTGCCCCGGGTCGTGCAGCCCTCGACAAGCTACTCGAACCGCAAGGAACTGATCTTCGACAAGCTGGACAGCGCCTACGGCCTGGGCACTGCTGGGTCTGGCTCCGTGGGCCGCTCCGATACCATCGACCTGCTCCACGGGTCTGAGGCGGCCTTCTGGGCCAACGTGGACGAGCTGCGCACGGGCGTCCTGCAGGCCGCCGAGATGGCCCAGGAGATCATCTTCGAGAGTACCGCGAACGGCTACGACCCGATGTTCTTCCCCATGTGGCAGGACGCCGAGGCGGGCAAGGGGCAGTACGAGGCCATATTCATCCCCTGGTACTGGCAGGACGAGTACAGGTCCCCGGTTCCTGCTGGCTTCCGTCTGGACGAGGAGGAGGCCGAGTACGCCGAGGCCTACGGGCTGGACCTGGGTCAGATGGCCTGGCGCCGCAACAAGATTATCGAGCTGAAGGATCCCCTCCTCTTCAAGCAGGAATACCCGGCCACGGCCGCCGAGGCCTTTCAGGTCACGGGCACGGAGTCTTTCATCTCCCCCCGGGACGTGGCCGCCGCCCGGCGCAACAAGAATATCAGGCCTATCGGAGCCCACATCGTCGGCGTCGACCCGGCCCGCGAGGGTGAGGACCGGGCGGTATACATCCACCGCCGCGGCCGTGTGGCCTGGGGTCTCAAGAAGGAAAACAGCTCGAACAGCATGCATATCGTGGGGCGCATCAAGGGCATCCTCGACGCCACGGACGATCCGGTGGACATGGTCTTCATCGACCGTGGCGGTGAGGGCGGGGCCATCTACGACCGCCTGTGCGAGATGGGCTACGAGAAGCGCATCACCCTGGTGAATTTCGGCAGTCGGCGCACGGTGCTCGAGGCCGACAAGTATTTCAACAAGCGGGCCGAGATGTGGGGCCTCATGCGCGACTGGCTGCGCGACCCCAACGGCGTCGAGATCCCGGATTTGGACGAGCTGCAGGCCGACCTGACCGCGCCGTCCTACAAGTACGACTCCGAGCAGCGTGTGGTGCTCGAGAAGAAGGAAGAGATCAAGAAGCGCGGCCTGCGTTCACCGGACTGTGCAGACGCCCTGGCCCTGACCTTCGCTTTCCCGGTCAAGCCACAGGAGCCGATGCGGTCCAGGGCCCAAACAGATTACGACGTGCTGAACTACGGGACGCAGGCAGCGCGTATGGACTACGACGTCCTAGGGGCCTGACATGGGCGGCTACGTCTTCGAGCACAAGGACCATCTCTCCAAGGAGCATTTAGAGGGCTCTTATCACGCCATCCGAAACGATGTAACCCTTTGCAAAACCTTGTGGTACGACGGCAAGCCCACAGGATTGCAGGAATTCATGGACAACATAAAAAACTGGTGGTATGTGCGTGTCACGAATCCTGGGAAAGTTCCTGTCGGTGTGTTTTGGCTGAACGGCTACCAGGGGCGCACGGCGCAGATTCATTTTGCGATCTTTGAAGAGTTCCGCCGGGAGTCGGTGGAAATAGGTCTGGCCACAATGCAGTGGCTCGGAGAACTGGGGTGGCTGCACAGCGTGTACGGGCTGACCCCGGTCACGCACCGCCACGTCTTCCCCTTCATCGAGGCCATCGGCTTCAAAATCATGGGGAAGATCCCGGGGGCCTGCTGGATCGAACGGAAACAGAAACATGTCGCGGGCGTCTTGAGCGTCTACGACTTCGGGAGGAAAGCATGAAAATTTACGAGCGCATCGTGATGGACTGGGACGGCAACGTCCTGGACGAGCAGTCCTTCGAGTACGAAGGCCCGGTCGCCCTGTGCGGCGGCGGTGGTGGCAAGGGCTCCACGCCGAAACCCCCGCCCCCGCCTCCGAAGCCTGCTACCGAGAAGGACGTGACTGCTGCCGCCAATGAGGCTGTCGCCGACCAGGACGCCAAGCGCAAGAAGTACATGGGTCAGCAGGGCACGATTCTAACCAGCCCTCTCGGCGCTGCACCGGCTCCGGGGCAGACAAAGACCTTGCTCGGCCAGTAGGAGAAAACCATGGTGGACGTGAAGGAACTGGCGAACAGGCGCGAGGCGCTGATGCAGGAGCGAAGGACATGGGAGGCCGACTGGGCACTCCTGGCCCAGCACTTCCTGCCGCGCAAGATGCGCAGTCTGGAGCTTGAAGGCGACGTCACGAACCGGGGCGGCCTGCGCAAGGACATCCTGCGTTCGACGGGCATCCTGGCCATGCGCGACCTGGCCGCGGGGATGCACGGGGGCATGACGTCCCCTGCCCGCCCGTGGTTCCGCTTGTCCCTGCAGGATGAGGATCTGGCCGCCTTCAAGCCTGTCCGTTCCTGGCTTGACGACTGTCAGGACCGCATGCGGACCATCTTCCACCGCTCCAATTTCTACAACGTGGTCCACTCGATCTACGGGCAGTTGGGCACTTTCGGCACGGGCTTCATGTTCGAGCTGGAAGATGAGAAGTCCGGCATCCGCTTCCACCCCCTTGTGGTTGGCGAGTATGTCCTCGACGTGGATGAGAATGGCCGGGTCGACACGATCTTCCGGACCTGTCCCATGACGACCAGGCAGCTTGTCCGCCGCTTCGGCTACGACAAGTTGCCCGATGTCGTGAAGCGCATCCACGACAACCCGACCCGGATGGCCGTTGACCGTTTCATCGTGGTGCATGCGGTCTACCCGAGAGCCGACCGCAATCCTGGCAAGCTCGACAGCAGGAACATGCCCTGGGCGTCGGTCTACTACCTCGAGGCCGGCGAGGGCAGCAAGAACATCGCGGGCGGCCTGCAGTACCCGCACCTCCTGGCCGAAAGCGGCTTCCGGGAGTTCCCCGGCTTCGGCCCCCGCTGGGACGTGACAGGCAACGACGTCTACGGTGACAGCCCTGGCATGGATGTCCTGGGCAACGTGCTGCAGATGCAGGCCATGGAGAGGAGCAAGCTCAAGGCCCTGCAGAAGCTGGTGGACCCACCGATGGCCCGCCCCAGTGGGACTAAGGGACTGTCCCTGCTCCCCGGCGCCGAGAACGTCTACGACGTGAGCGGCAGCAACCAACCCATCTACCCGATCATGAACATCCGGCCCGATACGCAAGGTGTCCTGGCCGCGCTCGAGGACCTCAAGACAGAGATCAAGCAAGGCCTCTACAACGACCTGTTCAAGCTCCTCATAGACTCCGACCGCCGGCAGATCACCGCCCGCGAGATCGCTGCGAAGGAAGAGGAGAAGCTGATCCTGCTCGGGCCGGTGCTGGAGCGCCTGCACGATGAGATGTTCATCCCTATGATCGACAGGACCTGGAACTTGATGATGGAGCAGAACATGCTCCCGGAGCCGCCCGAAGAGGTGCAGGGCCAGGACATCAAGGTCGAGTTCATCTCGCTGCTCGCCCAGGCCCAAAAGATGGTCGCCACGACGGCCGTGGACCAGTTCATGGGCTTTATCACCATGCATGGCCAGATCCTCCCGGATCTCCTCGACGTGGTGGACCCGGACAAG